TTTAAAAAATGAATTAACATCTCCGCATGCCCATATACAACGCCCTTGCAGACCGGCCAACCAACATGTTGGCGTACCCAGACGCTCTGCGGGCGACGCCGCGCAATGAGTACCTTGGCGCACTGGCTGACCTGATAGCGCAGAGTTATTCACCCCAGCGCACGCAGCAGATGCAGGGTACGGCGCGGTTTCTGTCAATGCCGGCAATCAGCCAGACACTGGATCGCCTGTCTTATGGCGAACCCTTAACCACTGGCGCCGGAGGATTAGGCGGCACGACACGCATACGGCCAGAGGCGTTAGAGGCTGGCATGGCCGTAGCACCTATGGCGCAACCTACCACCATGGCGACATTGCAGGCAGCAAGGGCGGCAAGGCAGGCAGCCCTGCAAGCAGGCAGGGCTGGTGAGCGTTATGCGGAAAGGGTAGTGCCAGGCATCATGGAGCAGGGCGGTTTGCCGGCTGAAATCTTGCAGGGTATGGCGCAAAACACGACATCTAACATGGCCGAGCGCGTTGGCAAGTTAAAGGCAATTGAGGCGTTGTTCCCAGGCAAGACTGAAGGAATGCTGTCACCAGCTGAGAAGGCTGCGCTGACCAAATACAAACAAATTTTGGATACGCCAGCTGTAATGCGCAGAGAGCAGGCCAGATTGTTTGGCACTGGTGACATTGTGCAGCCATCGTTAAATGTGGCCAAAGAAATGGGCGTGCATCCTAATGCGTTGCTTGACAAGTATGCCGTGCCTATTTTGTGGGACACGTCGGCCACTGGCGGTAATGTGACTCAAATTGCTGGCGTGCCGTTAACGCAAGGGTTTAAGGATGCCACGCCTGCGTTTGTTCAGCGTCAGGGTGGCAGGCTTTACCCGTACATTAAAGAAAACTTACAGCAAGGTGTTGGTGGTGCTTCTAACGAAATTGCGCAAGTTTCAAAAATTAACAATTTGAACAAGTACAGCGAATTGGGTGACACCGTTGGCGTGCAAATGAACTTGGCGCCAAGTGGCATCAATTTCTCGCATCACATAGCCGAGTCTTATGTTGGCGCTTTGAATTCGCTTAAACCTTCGCGTGAGGCGCTGACTTCGTTTAGGGATGCCGTTAGAAATGTAAAGTCAATTGATCCGGTGACTAAAGAGGTGTCATACCCTTACAAAAATTTCCCTGGCATTGATAGCCCCAACATTCGGGACATTATGGCCACAGGAACCAAAGAATACAGTGCCGGCAATATTCGCAAAGCAATTGGCGAGGTTGGCTCAACAGCTGCCATGGAAAAGCAAGGTTTCCCGCGCTGGCAAGATGTGTATAACGTGATGAGTGAGCCAGGCGCTCAGACCGGCATGGCGCATACGTTGTTGGCCGTTAAGCCTAACACCCAGATGGTGACACCAAACTTTCAGCATGGTTCATACAATGCTGGCCTTGAAGCAAAGGTTATGGGATCTTTGCAGAATGCGCAGGGGCAGATTGTTGGTGTGCCAGATTATTTGATGATGCAAAAAACATTTGCCAAAAAACAAGCAGAAGGCAAAACTTTGCACAATATTCGCACATCATTGCTAAAAAGCCACCATGGCGAAAAACTGGATCAGCAGGCAATTGACAATATTGCTAGATACCTTGGGTATCAAGTTGATTGATCGACTCAAGATGTTCTTTTTCTTTGGTCAATTCTTCGAGCAATTGATTGACAATTTCCAGACGCTGCGCATCTGTTTGACTCCAGAACGCTTCTGGCATCCGCAAATAAGCCGAATTGTTTGAAAAGTTAAAACCACAGTATGCGACTACTTTTTTCATTGTTGGCCTCCATGCTGTCATTCTATCAGATTGCTAGATAAATGCAAACCACGATTTACAAACCCGAAGAAGAACAAGAACTGATGGCCACGCTGTGGTCACCCGCGATTGCCGACGATCCCGAAGCCTTTGTGCTGTTTGCTTTCCCTTGGGGTCAAGAAAACACCCCCTTGCAGCACTTCAAAGGCCCGCGCAAATGGCAGCGCGAAGTCCTGCGGGACATTGCAGCCCACATCAAGCGCCAAAAGGGTTTGATTGATTTTGAAACCCTGCGCCAAGCAGTGTCCTCTGGCCGAGGCATCGGCAAGTCTGCCCTTGTGTCATGGCTTACCATTTGGATGCTCACCACCCGCATAGGCTCTACCACCATCATTTCTGCCAACAGCGAAGCCCAGCTGCGTGCGGTCACATGGGCCGAGATCACAAAATGGTTGGCCATGAGTCTGAACAGCCACTGGTTTGAAGTGAGCGCCACCAAAGTAGCCCCCGCCAACTGGCTGACTGAACTGGTTGAAAAAGACTTGCGCAAAGGCACAAGATATTGGGCCGTTGAAGGCCGTCTGTGGTCAGCTGAAAACCCTGACTCTTACGCCGGTGTCCACAACCATGATGGTGTGATGGTGATCTTTGATGAGGCCAGCGGTATTGACGACAGCATTTGGTCTGTGACGGCTGGATTCTTTACCGAGAACACGCCAAACCGCCTGTGGCTGGCGTTCTCAAACCCACGGCGCAACACTGGCTACTTTTATGAGTGCTTCAATTCCAAGCGCGACTTCTGGACAAACAAGGTGGTGGACGCCAGAACGGTAGAAGGCACAGACAAACAGGTATACCAGAGCATCATCGACGAATACGGCCCCGACAGCGCCCAAGCGCACGTTGAGGTCTATGGCATGTTTCCATCTGAAGGCGATGACCAGTTCATTCCGGCCAACATTGTGGACGAAGCCATGGCCAGACCCAAATACAAAGACCAAAGCGCCCCCATCATCATTGGAGTAGACCCTGCACGCTTTGGCGCTGACGCTACTGTCATTGCAATCAGACAGGGCAGGGACATTGTGCGCATTGACAGACACCGAGGCGATGACACCATGACGGTGGTGGGTCACATCATCGAAGCCATCGAGGAATTTAAGCCTGCACTGGTGGTGATCGACGAAGGTGGCCTTGGCGCCGGCATTGTGGATCGTTTAAAAGAGCAAAGGTACAAAATCAAAGGTGTCAACTTTGGCAATAAATCAGCAAATCCGATCATGTATGGCAATAAAAGAGCCGAAATGTGGGGAAAAATGAAGGATTGGCTGAAAAGTGCTAGTATTCCTAAAGATAGGTTCTTGAAAACTGATTTAATTTCACCTATGATCAAGCCAGATTCAAAGGGCACGATCTTTTTGGAGTCAAAGAAGGACATGAAGGCAAGAGGTTTGGCCTCTCCTGATGCTGCGGATGCAATATGTGTAACGTTTGCTTTCCCTGTGGCTCACAGAGAGTACAATGCCAAAAATTCTCGCGTTCTAACTCAGAATCGTGCATCGGTTACAACCTCATGGATGGGGAGTTGATATATGGCTACTAAACCTGGGCTTTATGCCAATATTCACGCCAAACAAGAGCGCATCAAGCAAGGCTCTGGCGAGAAGATGAACAAGCCTGGCAGCAAAAACGCGCCAACGGCCAAAGATTTTAAAGACTCTGCCAAAACGGCAAAGAAGAAATAACATGGCAGATCCAACAGGCATGGTTGCCGCTGCGAACGTAGCAGCTGGCGGCAAACCCCCAAAGAGTGACTCTGACATACTGACCGTTGCCCGCGCACGTTTGGACATGGCTGTCTCTGCCCTTGCTGAAAGCCGCGAAGACGAAATCGACGACCTGCGCTTCTATGCAGGTTCTCCTGATAACCATTGGCAATGGCCTGCTGACGTTTTGGCCACCCGAGGCGCGGTGCAGGGTCAAACGATCAACGCTAGACCCACGCTAACAATCAATAAACTGCCGCAACACGTTCGTCAAGTGACAAATGACATGCGTCAGAACCGCCCAGGCGCCAAGGTCATCCCCGTGGACGACGATGCTGACGTGCAAGTTGCGGAAATCTTCAACGGCATGATTCGCCACATTGAATACATCTCAGATGCTGATGTGGCTTACGACACAGCCTGCGAAAACCAAGTCGCCTACGGCGAAGGTTACATCACGCTGATGACCGAGTATTGTGAACCTAACACGTTTGACCAAGACATTAAGATTGGCCGCATCCGCAATTCATTCAGTGTCTATATGGATCCTTTGATCCAAGACCCAACGGGTGCAGACGCTAAGTATTGCTTTATTACTGAAGACTTGACCAAAGCCGAGTACGAACGTCAGTACCCAGACGCTGCGCCCATCTCAACGCTTCAATCCCTTGGCGTGGGCGATCAGTCAATCAGCAACTGGCTCAATGAAGACACTGTTCGCATTGCCAGTTACTACTATATTGACTACGAAAAAGCCAAACTGAACATGTACCCAGGCGGGCAAACCGCTTTTGAAGGCACGGCTGAAGACAAGCAGTTTAAGATGATTTACGGCAAGCCCAAGCGCACCCGCGAGTCGGTCAACCCCAAAGTCAAATATTGCAAGATCAACGGGTATGAGATTCTTGAACAGAACGACTGGGCTGGCAAGTGGATCCCCGTCATTCGCGTGGTTGGCAATGAGTTTGAAGTCGACGGTCGCTTGTACGTGTCTGGCCTTGTACGCAATGCCAAAGATGCCCAGCGCATGTACAACTATTGGGTGTCACAAGAAGCTGAAATGCTTGCTTTGGCGCCTAAAGCACCGTTTATTGGCTATGGTGGCCAGTTTGAGGGCTACGAAGACAAGTGGAAGACGGCCAACACAAACAACTGGCCTTATTTAGAGGTCAATCCAGACGTTACAGACGGCCAAGGTGCGGTCTTGCCGCTACCCCAGCGTGCGCAGCCACCAATGGCCTCAAGTGGTCTATTACAG